TGGCTCATATTAATGAGCACCTTGGCTTTGAGTACAGAAAGCAGATTGAACAGCAACTTGGTATGAACCTACCGCCTCAGCACGATGAAGGTGGCGAAGATGTTCAACTTGATCCTATGGTGGAAGCCCGTCTGGCTCCGCTATTGGCGCAGGCCGCCAAGCAATTACTGCAAACCAACCAAGCATTTGTTGCCCAGCAACAAGCTCAACAGCAAGCTCAAGATCCGATCATCCAAATGCAACAACAAGAGTTGCAGCTTAAGGCGGCAGAGCAGCAACGTAAGGTTCAGAAAGATCAAGTAGATGCCCAGCTCCGACTCAAACAGTTAGAGATTGAGCATGAAAGAATCGTAGCCCAAGCAAAAGCCAGCGAACAGCAGGCTAAGTTAGGGGCTATGAAATCTGTAGCAGATCTACAGAATCAGCGAAAGATGGAGGAATTGCGCCTCAAGCAGGACTCTATCAAGACTGTGGCCAATCTAGAAAACCAACGCATGGTTACCAAACAAAAACTGTTTGCGGATGGACTTAAGACTGCACACACGGTGCACAAGGAAAAACCGACAAAAGGTGAAGAATGACAGTATTGGAATTAGCCGTCAAACAAATTGACGAACAGGCTTCGTATCTCCGAGAAGGACTCAGCTTAGGCCGAGCCACTTCCTTTGAGGAGTACAAAGGAACTTGCGGCGAGATTAAAGGTCTGCTGGTCGCTAAGGGATTCATATTAGACCTCATGCAAAAAATGGAAGAATCAGATGACTGAATTTGACGTCAGTGCTGTAGACCTTTCTGGGATTCTCAACAAGAATTCGGAAGACAAGGCCAAGCAGCTCCCCGATCCGTCGGGCTTTATGTTACTTACCGTAGTGCCAGAAGCTATGGAAGAGTATGCAGATAGTGAAATTGGGATAGTAAAAAGCAGTGGCGAAGTGTGGCGTGAAGAAATGCTCACACCCGTTCTGTTTGTAATCAAGTTAGGCCCAGAAGCCTATCAAGACAAGACGCGGTTCCCTAGTGGGCCACGTTGCAAGGTTGGCGACTTTGTTGTTGTCCGCCCCAACTCAGGCACACGCTTGAAGATTCATGGCCGAGAGTTCCGAATCATTAATGATGATTCAGTCGAAGCTGTTGTGCAAGATCCACGCGGCATTACCCGCGCAGGCTAAGGAGGATATATGAACCAAGAATTCAAATTCCCCGACGAAATAGAACAAGAACAAGATCAGGAAACGGAAAACTCCACTCCTGAGATTGAGATCGAAATCATAGATGACACACCGGAATACGATCAAAAACGTGATCCGATGCCCAAGGAAATCGTAGAGAAGCTCGATAAAGACGAGCTGGAAGAATACGATGACTCGGTAAAAGAGAAGTTAAAGCAGATGAAAAAGGTTTGGCACGATGAGCGCCGAGCCAAGGAAGCTGCTTTACGTGAGCAGGAAGAGGCTATTGCCTACGCCAAGAAAGTCGCCGAAGAGAATAAAAAGATGCGGCAGATGATCCAGTCTGGCGAAAAAGAGTATGTAGAAACTATCCAGTCTTCAGCGGCCATGCAGTTGGAAATGGCAAAGAAAGGATACAAAGAAGCATACGAATCTGGTGACGTGGATCTAATGATGGAGGCGCAACAGAAGTTGCAAGAAGCCAACCTTCGTTTGATGCGCGCCAACAGTTTTAAACCTACTGCTTTACAAGAAGAGAAATTTGAGGTACAAACTCAACCTGAGCAGACTCAATCTGTACCTAGACCTGACAAACGAGCTGAAGCTTGGCAAAGAGAGAATCGCTGGTTTGGTCAAAACAAGGTAATGACTGCAATGGCTTTAGGCTTACACGACGAGCTTAAAGACAGCGGAGTCCCGATTGGATCTGACGAGTATTACGATGCTTTGAACAAAACAATGCGTCGCCGTTTTCCAGAGCAATTTGAGGAAACACAAGAGGAAGAAGTTCCTAAAGCGCCACCGGCACGTCCCAAACAACGATCCGTAGTTGCTCCAGCCGTTAGAACAACTTCGCCCACAAAGGTGAAGCTAACGCAGACACAGATGAATTTAGCAAAGAAATTTAATCTGACACCTGAGCAATACGCAATTGAACTTAAGAAACTTGGAGCCTAATATGAATGATGTAGTACAAACCCGTAAACCTCGCGCAACAGAAACACGCGAGACCGCAATGCGACCCACTTCTTGGAGACCTCCAGAGGCACTTCCAAGTCCTGATCCTCGCCCCGGTTGGACACATCGTTGGATAAGAACCAGTATTCTGGGATCTTCTGATCCAACTAACATATCCTCCAAGTTAAGAGAAGGATTCGAGCCCGTGAAAGCGGATGAGTATCCTGAGATGATGATGCACGCTAATACTGAAGGTCGCTTTAAAGGCAACATTGAAGTTGGCGGGCTGTTGTTGTGTAGGATTCCAGAAGAGTTTATGGAACAGCGTTCGCAATATTTTGCGAACCAGAACAAGGCTCAGATGGATTCTGTCGATAACAGCTTTATGAAAGATAACGATCCACGGATGTCGAAGTTCTCTGAGAAATCGACAAAAGTGACGTTTGGCACAGGTTCTTAACTTTTTATAGGAGTCTTAAATGGCTTATCCAACCGTCGATAAGACGTATGGTTTTAAACCTCTAAACCGATTAGATGGTCTACCATACGCCGGAGCGATCCGTCAAATCCCCGTGGCAGCGGCTTACGCTACTGCTATTCTCAATGGTGATACCGTTAAGGTTGACACCAATGGCTACATTGTCGCTGGCAGTACTACTAACACTGGTACTAACGTAGGCGTGTTAGTTGGTTGCCAGTACGTGAACTCGTCAGGTCAAACTGTTCAAGGTCAATACTACCCAGCCGCTACCTCAACTACTACAGCATTGGCTTTTGCCTATGTTGTGGATGATCCCAACGCAATCTTTAAAGTGGTTGCTACTAACGGTCAAACCACAGTTCCAACAGCGTTTTCACGCGCTATCGTTGGTTCTAACGTAGCGATTTCTGTTGCTACTGGTAGCACCACCACAGGTGACTCGTTCTATGGTATCGACGGTACTTCCGCTGACACCACTAACACATTGCCTATTCGTGTAATTGATGTTGTGCCTGATACAGCAACTGGCCCTGCCGGTGTAGCCGCCACGACCTATTACGAGTTTTTGGTCAAGTTCAACTTGCACCAATATACTAGTACCACTGGTATCTAAGGAGTAAAAAATGGCTATTTCACGCGCACAACTACTGAAGGAACTCCTTCCCGGTCTTAACGCTTTGTTCGGCTTAGAGTATGCACGCTACGGCGAAGAGCATAAAGAGATTTACGAAACTGAATCTTCTGAGCGTTCATTCGAAGAAGAGACCAAACTGTCTGGTTTCTCTGCTGCTCCTGTCAAGAACGAAGGCCAAGCCATCGCTTATGACAATGCACAAGAGGCATGGACAACTCGCTATAACCACGAAACCATTGCTTTGGGTTTCTCAATCACTGAAGAAGCGATTGAAGATAACTTGTACGACAGCTTGTCTGCTCGCTACACCAAAGGTTTGGCTCGCGCTATGGCATATACCAAACAAGTTAAGGGCGCCGCAGTTCTGAACAACGCTTTCACAGCCGGTTATGTCGGTGGTGACGGTGTGGTTTTGTGTTCTACAGCACACCCCTTGATCTCTGGTGGCACTAACAGCAACCGTCCATCTACTGGCGCCGACTTGAACGAGACTTCTTTGGAAGCCGCCGTTATTCAAATCGCTGCTTGGACAGATGAGCGTGGTCTCTTGATCGCTGCTAAGCCTAAGAAGCTGATTGTTCCCCCATCTTTGATGTTCGTTGCTACCCGTTTGTTAGAGACTAACCTCCGTGTTGGTACTACTGACAACGATATCAACGCGTTGAAGAACAATGGTTCAATCCCAGAAGGTTACACCGTTAACCACTTCTTGACCGACACAAACGGCTGGTTCTTGACCACCGACGTGCCAAACGGTTTGAAGCACTTCGTTCGTACCCCATTGAGCAATTCAATGGACGGTGACTTTGATACTGGCAACGTCCGTTACAAGTCCCGTGAGCGTTATAGCTTCGGCTGGTCTGATCCTTTAGGCGTCTTCGGTTCACCCGGATCCTAATAGGAAAAAACTGAGAAGGGAGCCTTGTGCTCCCTTTTCTTTTGATGTATATTTAACTAACCGAGATTCATCGGTGTATCAAGCAGGCTCGGCTGACCTCATGCAGATTGATATACCACAACGCATGTATAGGAGATCCTCATGGGATTCGCAACGCACTTAGGCCCTTGGTTATTGGGCACCACAAAAAACACAACTGGCACTACTGCCGCTACAACCCGTAACACTGGCTGTACCGTTGTTTCTCAATCTGTTGACGTCGTGTACGGCACATTGACTGGAAATGCTATTTCCATTCCTGCTGGCTCACAGATCGTTGATATCAAAGTCGTAACGACTACCGTATTTAGTGCGGCAACAACTCTTAAACTATCTAACGGTGGAACAGACTTCACCACTACAGGAACGATTACCAGCGTTGGTAGCGTTGCTTTGGGTGCTAATTCAAGTACCCCAGCATTGTGGTTGAACACTGGTTCTACTGATGTATTCATCACTTACACAATGGCAGGCACTTCCCTGTCTACTGGTGCTGCAACAATCATCATCAGTTACGCTGTGCGTGATTCAAGCGGTAACCAAGCACAACCTGCTTTACAACAGTAATTAATCA